TACCCGGTTGAACACCACATCTAGTGGTAGACCAAAGGCTACTGCTGTTCCATGTACTACATATAGTAGGTCAGCCAACTCTTTAGTCAGCGCTATTTTGTTGATGACTGGCCTAAATAACTCTTGGGAGACCTCTTTAGCCTCCTCCATTATGAGACGCTGACGTAACATAGCAGTCTCTGCATCAGGCTCTTGGTCATAGACTTGGTTCATAGCTTTCGTAAAGGCTGCTACTTGGTCGTGCTTGGTAACATGTTTAATCATCTGCATCCTTGTACTGCTCTAAGTCTATAAACCCTAGCTCCTCTAGGATTTCCAGAGCTTCCACTACGGTAATGTTGCTGTCGTCTAGTATCTGCCTAAGACCGTAAGTCTTAAGGAGGTAGTTAATGTATTGTCTGCCCTTCATACCCCATAATACCCTCTAAAGTCTCTAAGTCTTCTTCATCCCAGATAACAAAGGAGTCATACACACCCATTTCGATATCTAGCTGTGCTTGAGGTGCTGCAATGAAGTCTACACAACTGTCGTAGCTACCACTCCATACCTCTACAAACCCACCTTGGGACTCTCGGTCCATCAGGCCAAATACGTAGTAGGTTACTTCTTCTTCTGACATAGCTCTAAATAATGCTCCATACTAACAACACACAACCAAGGCTTACGGTCTCCTCGTAAGAAGACTACAGGTTCATATCTACCATCTTGTTTCGCCTGATCTACGTACTGGTAGAGTGTAGCAAAATCTTTGCGTCTCTTAACTTCGATTGATACGGGTAAATGTTTCCGGGCCAAGGGAGACAACTGTATGTCTTCACCGTTCTGACCCATAGCAGTGGACCTGACATCATCAGGCTTTAGGCGAGGGAAGGTCTTAAGGATAGCGTCCCTAACTTCTTGCTGTCCTAACCTTCCCTTTGCCTTGGAAGACTTCGGGTTACCCACAGGAGGGAGGCTCCCAAAGTTCCTCTGGCTCCCTACGCAACCAGAGTAGTCTACCATTCTCTATAACCCGTTCTTCGTCTCCACCGTAGGCTTTGACACAGGTATCATAGAGTTCTCTCTCCGTAGTGCATGGGTCCAACATCTTTTCAGCAGTCTTGGGGCCAATCCCCTCAAGACCAACTATGTTGTCTGCACTGTCTCCCATCAGTATTTGCTGATAGAAGAAGAAGAGGCCATCGAACTCGTCAACAAACGTCCAAGTGTCCTTAACAAAGTTGTAATGCCAGCAATTAAGCTGGAGCATGTCCTTGTCAATGGATGCTACGCAAGAAGTAGGGCCTTCCTGTGTAACGGCCTTGGAGATTAGATCGTCGGCCTCTTCACCCTCAGATACGATAGCGCCCCACTTGGACTGCATATGCTCACGCAGTAGGGGGAGGAATTGTGGTTTAGGCTTATCTTGGCGGTTGCCTTTGTAGGGGTAAGCCTTAGCGATATCGTACCTGAAGTTCTGCTTCCCGGTCAGAAAGACTTCGTAGTCATTCCTAGTAGGGAAGGCAAGGCATTCATATACAATGTTCTCGATGATTCTGTCAACAGACTTTTGAGCCTCTTCAACAGAAACATCAGACTTTGCCGGGTTGTTATTAGCATAATCAGCAGCCGCAGCTACTCGGTATGCTACAATGTCCCCGTCAATGAATACCTTGGTGATATGTCTCACTCGACACCCCAATCAACAGAGTAGCCAAGGTCATCAGAAGAGACATGACCCCCGCTACGCTTAACAGCCTTGAGTACCTCCACGTAGGAGAAACCCATTGCTACAAGAAACTCCAAGAAGACCCGGAGAACATCAGACAGATGCTCCCCTACTTCCTCCTGATCGAGACTAAGGGTCTGACTGACCCCATCTACATCCTTAAACTGACGTGCAGTGAGACTGATATCCATTAGGCTACCTTCATCCAATCTTCGGAGTCATCCAACTCCTGCTTTTCCCAGACTTTGTGCTTGGTCACACCAACAGCAACTAACCGGATACCTGCCCCATTAGAGTAGGTCTCAAAGTTAACCTTAGCTTCGGTGCCATTACCAAGCTCACCATCCTCTTCAAAGGACCAAGGACGCTTATTGTCCATACCCTTAGTGAGGTCTACAATGACAGGCGCTCCGCCATAGTCTACCTCCTTAGATTTACCAGTCTTCTTGTCAGTAAAGCTGATAACATTGTTGATAAGACGCTTCATCTTGACATACTTACCAATGCCAAGCTCTGCGTTACCATCAAGAATACGAGGATTGCCAAGAATCTCTTCTTGCAGACCTTCAGCAAGTAACTGGTCGATCTGGTCCTGAGAAGTAAAGTAAGCATTGACGATGTACTGCCCACCCTTCTCGTAGATGGCTTGGGAGATACGGTTACCTTCTGGGTTCCCCATATCTGCGTTCTCAGGGAAGACTTTAGCGTATTCCAGAACCATATCCATCGTGTATTTAGCCATTGTCGGGTACTCCTTTTTCGGCTGGTACTATAGTATAGGATCCTTTTGAGTAAAAAGTAAACCTATGCTAGTGAATTTCTGAATAATTTTGCCCAAACTGGGCATCAATACCCAGAGGCACGTTAAGGTTAAGTTGGTTATTAAGAGTTTCGATAGCCTGTTCCATAACCTGTTGGGTGTGTTGCTCATCCCCCTTGGTTACCAGAGCGATAATCTCATCATGGAACTGACCTATGGTCTTAACCCCGTTCTTCCTACAGAGTGCTACCCAACTGTCAAAGCAGTAGACCCCTGTAGACTGATTGAGCGTAGAGAACTTGTCTTTGTCGCTACGCAGACTGTGATAGAACCCACTGACCGGGTTCCGTAGCCATGTCTTACCTTCCTTGTCTCTAGGCTCCATACCACCAACTAGCTTGGTGATAGCCCAGTTACGGTCCCAGAAGGCGTCCAGCAGCTTCTTAGCCTCTTTGACAGACAGACCAGTAGTCCTGCTGAGTTTAGTAGCTCCTACACCATAGGTGGCTGAGTAGTTCACCACCTTGTAGTTCTTACGCAGGGCCTTCAGGTTTACCTCACCCAAATTGTGCTTGTCTATGTCAGCCTGAGTGATAGCCCCAGCATGTTTAGCCAAGTCAAGGTGCGGGTCAAAGCCCTCTCTACTCATTTCTGCTACATAGTCAGGGTCCAGAGGCTGCATGTAGTGTCGCTTGGTTGTGTCCTCTAAAGAGGTCATGTCGGCACCACAAAGAGTGTAGCCTTCAGGTGCAGTCAGGCACCCCCGAATCTCCTTACCCCAAGGCTTATCTACACCGGGGAGGTTTACCAGAGGCTTGGCATGTTTGAACCGTAGGGTGTTAGTGAACCCTGCAATCTCTGCCTTCAGCCACCCATCCCTGTGACACTCAAGGAAGCCCTTAAACACACTGAGACGGTGGTTAATGACAGACAGTCCGTCTAACAGCCCTACAGCAGGGTGACGGTCTATCAACAGCTTGACACTATCACAAAGCTCAGAGCCATCCCTAACCTGTTCTATCATCTTCTCCCTACCATCTGGGGTACGCTTGTAGTCCCAAGTGGCAGGTTCCCACCCTAGACTACGTAACCATTCCTTGATCTGAGAGTGAGAGCTAGGGTTAGCCCTCTCTTCCTTGTCTAAGACCTGTATAGGCTCCTCAGTGGTAGGGGGGTGTCCTCCTGCCCTTAGCAAGGCGTACCACCGCTCTCCGTACACTGTAAGGCTACCATCAGCCTTGGTTGGGCGCTTAGGCTTCTCTACCTTCTTGTAGACCTTATTCCTCGGCATAGCTTCTGCGAGTTGCTCTGTTTTTTCGTCTTTGAGCCGCAAGAGTTCGTCGTAATGAGATTGAGCCTTTGCCACGTCCAGCTTCCATTTCAGAGCCTCCTGCTGACGAGCGCAGTCCATCTTGAACGACAAGTACTGTACGAACCTGTCCCGCTCCGTTTCGTCTTTGTAGAGCCACTGTAGCTGGCTTGTTAGCTCTTTGTAGAGCCTTACGTTGATCTTCACGTCTTCTTCGCATCGGTGTCGGTACTCCTCTGGTGTTAAGTTGTTCCAATCGTCAATCTTGGGCTTAGGGACACCATACTGTTCCCCATAGCCTTCCAACCCATGTCGGGGTCTGTCGTGGTTGAGATACCAAGACAGAGCTAAGGTATCTACCAGCTTGGCCTTCACTTCGATACCGAGCAGCTTTTCTACGAGGGGGATATCATACCGGATAATGTTGTGACCCACCAAGACCTCGGCCTCAGTGAAGAACCTGCGCATGACATCGTAGTTGTGGGTCCAGTGCATTTCCCCGTTGTCCATCCAAGCCACTACATGAATCTTGGTGGCATCCTCAAGGAGGTTGTCAGCTTCAATGTCAAATACTGTCACGCTATTTGTCCTATATCCCAGCCCCAAAGGTGGGCGTGTTGTTGCACCTTACTCAACAAAGCTTCTGTGTCACCATCTTCCCAATAAAATATCTCGGTTGAGTTACAATTCTTCAGCCTTTTTGGAGAGAAAAATTCATGTAGAGTTGACTCAAGAGAAATGCACTGGCCCTTATTTTCCAAGGGTATCCACCTGTCGAGAAACGGCTCACCAAAATATTGGTAGTTTTGCTTGCTGTGATAATTGTATAAATCATACATACGGTTCCTAAGAGACTTTGTCCTGCCTATTTTTCGTAGGTTACTGACCTCAGAGAACCTCATAAGATAAACCCCGAACCCTTCCGGCAGCGACTTCCTCTTGTTTTTACGAGCCTCTAATTCTTTAAAGCCTTCCTGCTTAAGCACTTCAGGGTCTGTATCAACGTAAGTAGTTACCAGCCAAACCCATGTCCCAGATTCCTCAAGTTCACTTGCCAATCGAAAGACACTTGTCTTGACAACACCCCCTCTTTCGGAGGGGAGTAGGGCCTTTCTCATGGCTCTATTCGCCTTTGTTAGGGAGAGGTCTACATAGATTTCTCCTGCCCTACTTTCAATCTTTGATATTCCACGCCCTAAAGGAGAACGGGAGACTGCCCAACCAAAGGTCTCATCTGAAGCTCTTGGGTGAACGGTTTCCATATGGTTTCTGCGCCAACCTTCTGGGTTAGTCCAGCGAAGAAAAACGTGCTCTTCGACTCCAAGTTGCTCACACTGGTGCTCGATCCGTTGCAAAAGCTTCTTCTTCATTTACAAAATCTCCTGCAAGATAAAGGTGGATGGGTCAAAGCGTAGTCTACCAGCCCTACCCTCTTCAGAGCAAGGGCGATTCTTCTGTACCGTAAGGTAGGTTGTGTTCCTCTCGTCATAGTCCTCAGCCTCTTTGTCCCGGCTAAGGTCAATAATAACAGAAGCTCTCTGCCCAATCATCTTACAGTATTTAGGGTCACCATTCTCATTGGTGTGAGCAATAGTGACAATCCCTACATTAAGTTCAGCAGACAGCTTAGACAGTCGGACTGATAGGTCAGCGAGTATCTGTTCCTTACCCTCTTCTGTAAGCCCTGCTACTACATCCTGAATAGGCTCAAAGAACACAAACTGACAACCACAAGCCTCTCGGAAGAACCTAATCTGGTCGATAAGCTCATCAGTCCCTTGACCATCGGGAAGGTAGAACTGGTAGAAGTTCTCATCTTTAGTCAGGTCTACAATCGCCCTTTCAATCTCAGGCCCCACCTCTTCCTCGTCAATCAAATCTCGACGGGTATAATTGACACCAGTATGGTATGTCACCAAACCAAGCAGACTACGTAACTTAGTCTCCTCTAGGTGCCATGTAGCAAAGGGTACACCCTTCTGTAGGAGGTTGTATTCTAGGAACCTCATCACCTCAGTCTTACCAATACCCGTCTGTGCCTTAATGACAGTGAAGTGTCCCTGCATCAGCCCCATAATCTTATCGTCTAGGGCTTGTATCCCAGTCGGTACATATTCATGCTCAGGCGTGTCTCGATACAAACTTAGGAACTGGTCTGGAGTATTAAGGATGTTCTCAGGAATAAACTTCTTAGCACCATACCAAGCATTCTTGTAGGCTTGCATCTGACCAGCCACCAAAAACTCATTAGCGTCCTTAAAGGTGCCGTGATTAACTCGATATACCTTATTAGGAAAAAGGTTAGCCATCTTAGCAGCTAAAGCATTTCCCGGTTCGTCATTGTCTACAGACAAAACAATCCGTTCGTAACTGTCTAGCCAGTCCTTACATTTTTCCCACAATCCTTTTGAGGGGGTGGCTGTAGGGAATGAAACCACAGGGGTAATATAGCTTCCCTTAAGCATCTGGTAGGCTGACATAGCGTCTAGTTCACCTTCTGTGACCGTGACACTTTTAGCATTATTCATTGACCATAAGTTCATACCAAACAGTTCGTCTTGTCTTAGACCTTCAGCACTAAAGGCTTTCGGAAAATATCTAATCTTCTTGCCACCCCCCGGATAAGGGTATTCTTGCTTAATCGGTCCGTCCCTGTCTGAGTAAGTCTTGACACCGTAATGTTCCATAGTCTGTGAGGTAATACCCCTCATAGCCACAAAACCACTATAACTATGTTCTTTTATGTCTTTTGGGACAAAACTCAACTCACTATCCTTTTCACTACTCTTAAGAGGAAACTTACTTAATGTCTCGTTACTGTACCGTACACCTTTAGCAGGGTAAGGATTATTGCAACTTGGACAAAACCCTACCTTCTTGTCAGTATTGTAATAAAACGCATCAGAACTACTACACTGTGGGTGAGGACAAGGTTGGTGGATTATCTCTGTCATGTTGTGTCCTTGAAACTTAAGTTTAAACTATAGTATGGTATAGGATCCTTTTTTTAAGGTGGTCAATGGTCTAAAAATCAGTTTTGTGGTTTGCCTTTAACTTTTTCTCAATCCTGTTGCAAATAGACCACACCATCTGTTTAGTTATACCATATAGTTGACCTATCTCTTTTAGGGTCAGGTCTGTTTCCCCATACCGCATAAGAAAGATTTGATAGTCACGTTCTGACAGTACATTCTTCATACTGTTTTGGACTTGTTGAACCCATAAATATGATTCAGTACTGTCTTCGTAGATAGACTGATTACCCTCTATAAGCTCTGTAGAGCCTTCTAGAGCGTCTTTAAGGCTTTTATAGGTCTTGGGGGCCATATCCTCTACAGGCCCCTCTACGCCCTTTCTAAGGGCATTAGCGTTACGTCTTGTATGTCTGGTAGTGGGAATGGATAGGGGGCTTTGTCTCAGGCTTATGTGGTTTTGCATGGCCAGCCTAGCATCCATCCTAAGAGTCTCGGGGTGGTTATTACCCCGATCCTCCGTCTCCAACATTGCCAGTAGGCCTTCTGATACAAGGTCTTCATACAGGTCTGACCGCCGGAAGCTACGTGCTAACTTCCGACAGGTCTTTATCTTCTCTTCTAATTCCATGTCTTTCCTTTATCCTGAAAGAACTCGTCAATGAATATCTCCAAGTCCCGTATGTTAAGTGATGCATCTGAGACATCATTCTTAAGTCTATCATAGGTAGCCCTACTCTGCCAAGTCTTGCTCTCCTCGTCTTGTAGCATGGCGTGGACCTCATCCTGTGCTGCATCCAGACAGTCACGAATCTCAATCAGTTTATCACGTACATCAGACATATTATTCTCCGTATTTAACCAGTCGTTTGGTGGTGATGGTAGAGGTTCTCTCATCCTCGTACCAGAATACTGTAGCCTTGGGGCTTTCCCCCACCTCCAGTATCCTGCCTAGTGCTAACACAGGCTTGAGGGTTCTGTAAGCACTAGGCCCTTTATGCGGCAACCGTACTGAGGCTTGGTAAAGCCCCACTACAGTATCGTTAATGGATAGGGGGGTATCTAGGAAGTCCTTAGCCATTCTTAGCTTCCTCGTATAGTTCCTTGGCAGTCTGTAGGTTTAGCTTAGTACAGGCATAGTCTAAGGTATTCTTAGGACCGGGCCAGTTGGCTAGGCGCTCCTCTATCTCTGCGATCTGGGCTTCGATACGGGGGGCTAATCTTTTCAGTACTTCGTTCATTAGAATCTCCAAGCTAAAAGTAAGATTGATA